AACGTGCCGATCTGTGAACGGCACAAGCAACTTGAATTCCCCTGCCGCCCAATACCGCCGCGTCCAGATAAGGGAAGAAATTTCGTCAATCACCCCTTGAAGGATCATGTTTCGGTCATATATGTAAAGCTCCACGCCTCACACCCCCAAATATAGATCATCGTGGTATATGGACACTTCCAGATTTTCAAGGTTTCCTTCCGCGGAATATCTGAAAAGGTTGTCACCAACGGAAAGTTGTAAATAGGAGCTGTCCACGTCCAGATAGCGGAACGCGTCCGTTACAATGCCGCCGTGCTTCAAGGTTACTTCTTTTTCCCCGTAGCCCGTGGAAACGGTCAGCGTGTCGCCTGCTTCCATCGTGTAATTTAGCTTGATGAATTCTTGCGTGTCCACGTTCAAAAGGGCGGGGTTTGTCACCATGCCCAGGGCGCGGAACTCCACGCGTATTCCGGCCTGCACGTCCCCGTCGTTATACACGTTCACGATCAAGGAAGGTTGCCTATACCCAATTTCCCACCCCGGCACGATCTCAACGGGGAATTCCAGCCCGCCGATCCACGTTGCTATATCGTCCCGCGTCTTGCTCTCCTTCCTCCAAAACGGATTAAGGCAAAGAAGCTGTATTGTGAAGTCCTGAAAAATGGCCTTGCGCGTGAACACGGGCGCGTTGTCAACCTTGCAATCAATCACCCGCACAAAATCGCCGTACTGATATGTCAGCGTGGCGGCGTACTGCGGGTTTAGAACGCGGTTCAGCCTGCGGCGGTATTCCCGCATTTGATCCTTGTTCCGCTCCCTGATACTGCCCACAATCTCAATTTCGCGGCTTTCTATGCGGTTGCCTAAATAGGTGTCGCCGTCCTGCCCCATGCTGTTTATGCTGTAAATTGCGTTGCGAACGTCAGAAAGGCCGCTAACGCTGTTCGTGTGGTAAACGGAAGCGTGGGAAAAGGCCACACTTTCCCCACGCTCATTCGTATACGTCAGTATTTCGATCTTCCTTGCCATTACGCCATTACCTCCCGCGCGATCATGCGGAATTGCTTTGCGGCCTCCCGCTGTTGCTGTGCATAGCTTGTTTCATTGGCATAGATGTTTTGCACCACCTGAACGCCGCCGCCCCGCTCGTTGCGGTTCACTCTGCCGGAAGGCCGTTTCACTTCCGGCACGCTGGAAGCCGTGGCCGTGCGGATCGTCTTTTCCACGTCCCGCATTTCACGGGCGAAGCCCTGCCCTAAACCTTCGGCCATGTATGCGCCGATCCCCGCAAATACCTTTGACGGGGAATTGATCTGCATTTCCGCTTCCACGGCGGCGACAATGCGCCTCATCATAGAACGCACGTTGCTTTCCAACCAGCCGGACATATTTTGAAAGCCCTGCCAAATACCGCGCACCATGTTTTCCCCCGCCGCCGTAAACTGCGACGTGAAGCCGTTTAAGGTTGTGACAATGGATTGAACGATCTGCGACATTTTGCCCGTGATTTCCGGTATACCCTGCACCATGCCGGACGCTATGGCCTTGTCCATGTTCACGCCTTCGGTTGTCAGCTTGCTATGTTGTGCGGTGAAGGCGGTAATGATAGATTGAATGATCTGCGCGGCCTTGCCCGTGATCTGCGGAATGCCCTGCACCATGCCGGACGCTATGGCCTTGTCCATGTTCACGCCCTCGGTTGTCAGTTTGCCATGCTGTGCGGTGAAGGCGGTAATGATGGATTGAACGATCTGTGCGGCCTTGCCTGTGATCTGCGGAATGCCGTTCACCATGCCGGACGCTATGGCCTTGTCCATTTCTACGCCTTCCGTTGTCAGCCTTCCGTGCTGTGCGGTGAAGGCCGTAATAACGGATTGTATTACTTCGGCCATCTTGCCCGTTATACTGCCCAGCCCGTTTATTATGCCTTCGGAAATGCGGGCGGCCATATCTACGCCTATTTGCCCGAATTGTCCAGCCTGCGCCGTCATTCCGGCTACTACCTGTTGCACAATGGCCGTTACCGCGCCCTCCAGCGCGGCCACGTTGGATATAATGCCGTCGTTCACCGAACGCACCGCTTCGGCGGCGGTCATTTCCCCCGCGCCACCCATTGCGGCGGTCATTTCAGAAGAAACGCCGCCCATGCTGTCACCAAAGCCCACGCCTACGCCTTCGCCCATATACGAACCGATTTCCGCAAATACGGTGGAAGGGGAGTGAATGCCAAAAAACCCCTTTATGTTCGATACAAGGTTAGAAGCCCAGCCGGACACCTGTTGCCACAACCAGCCCGCCGCCCCGCTGATACCTTCCCACAACCCGCGAAGCAGATTGCCGCCCGCGTTGATAAGCTCCCCGCGTAGGTTAGAAAATGCCTGCACAATGCCCGTTACAATCTGCGGCACGGCCTTCACGATTTCAACAATGATTGTCGGAAGATTTTTTATCAGCGAAACGAACAGTTGCACGCCTGCTTGTACGATCTGCGGTATACTTCCAACCAAAGCCGTTACAAGCGAAGTGATTATTTGCGGTATAGCCGCGACAACGGTTGTAATGATTTCCGGCAATGCCTGAATCAGCGACACAAACAATTCAATGCCCGCTTGAATGATCTGCGGTATACTGTTTGTTAAGGCGGTCAGCAGTCCGGCCAAAATCTGCGGGATTGCCCCGACAATCGTTGCAATAATTTCCGGCAATGCCTGAATCAGCGACACAAATAATTCAATGCCTGCTTGAATAATCTGCGGTATACTGCCAGTTAAGGCAGTTATAAGCCCCTCTATAATCTGCGGGATCGCCGCAACGATTGTTTCAATAATCTGCGGCAAGGCTTGTACAAGAGAAGTGAAAAGGGAAATACCCGCTTGAATGATCTGCGGGATTGCCGAAAGAAGCCCGTCAATCAACACCGTTATCAGGGAAGGAAGCGCGGCCACCAAAACGGGAACCGCGTTTATAATCCCTTGCGCAAGCCCTGTTATAAGCTGTAATGCCGCGTCGATCAACATAGGGATATTTTCAACCAGCGTTTGCACCATTGCAACCACAACTTCAACGATCTTCGGTAACAACTGCGGCAACGCTTCCCCGATCCCGTTTGCCAGCGCAAGAACAATCTGCACCGCCCCTTCCAGAAGAAGGGGAAGAACGCTTATAAGCCCGTCGATCAAAGAAAGGATAATTTGCGTTGCGGCTTCTGCAATCGCGGGCAAGGCCCCAATCAGCCCTTGCACAATCGCGTTTATCATTTCTACCGCCGCTGTGCTGATTGTCGGAAGGCTTGTTACAAGCCCGTCAACCAGCCCTAACACAATTTCGGTTGCAAACTCTGTAATCTGTGGAAGGATCGTCGAAAAGTCTTCCACCAATCCGGCAATGGCTGTCCCGAATGTGTCAGCCATTTTAGAAATATCGCCGTTTGCGGAAGCCGCACCCGCCGAAAGCTCATTGACAAAATCCGAAAGGGCGGGTAACGCCTCTTGCCCTATGGGAAGAACAAAATTTGTTTTCAGGACGCGCCCCAAGCCGGACATTGCCGATCCAAAATCATCATATTTCACCGCGTTTATCGCGGAAAGCGCGTCCGTTGTGGTGCTAATTTCGCCGTTCAGGTTTGTTAAAGCCTTCATGCCCTCAACGCCTAAATCTTCCCACATTGTCCCGAACAAGGCAACGCCCGCCGTGTTCTGTGCTAAAGGATCGTCCATAGCAAAAAGGGCGGCTGTCACGTCTTCAAACGCTTTTGCCGCCTGATCCCCGCCAGCGGCAAAGGCCGCCGCGGTTTCTTCTGCATTTACTCCAATGTCTGCGAACGCCTGCATTGTGCCGTCCGAACCGTCTTTAACCCTGATCCCGAATTCCTTTACAGCGTCGCCCAGCTTGTCAACGGAAAACGTGCCAGCACTTGCGCCGTTTGCGAAGCTGTTAAACATATCTTCCGCGTCAAGCCCCAGCGATTTGAAATGTACGGAATATTCGTTGATACTGTCCAGCAAGTCCCCGTTTTTATCAAGGCCGTTTTGCGCGCCCTGCGCAATCAGGTTAAACGCGTCTTCACCAGACATTCCAAATTGATCCATAAGCATATTGACGGCGCGCATTTGCTCTTGTATGTCATATCCGAAGGTATCACGCAACATAAGGGCGTTTTGCGTCATTGCTTCAATGTTCGCCGGATCAAGGTCTTTTGCGGTCTGCGCCACCGTGGACATTGCGGCGGCTATGTCCTCCATGTTTTCCCCAAAGTTGTTGTTGTAGATGTTCAACATTGCTTCGTCAAAACCCTTTGCCGCCGCTTCCGCAATTCCTGTTGACGATTCAAAATCGTTCATTGCGCTTTTGACTTCATCAGCGAAGCCCACGGCATACCCGATCCCCGCAACCATAGCCGTTCCGATTGCGGCAACGCTTATGCCGATCGCTTTTAGCCCTGCTCCCATAGCGGAAAAAGCGCCGCTAAAATCCGCGCTGTTCTTTGTGCCTTCTTCAAGCTCCCGGTTCAGCGCGTCAAGCTGATTTTCGGTTTCGTACATACCCGTGCGGGCTTCGGTCAAAGCCCTTTGAAGCGTCTGCGCCTCTTCGGACATTGCCCCTTGCTGTTGAACCACTGTTTTATAGGCGGCTTCTGCCTGTTCAACCTTCTTCTTTTGCTCTGCAAGAGCTTTGTTCAAAATCTCTTGTTTCGCGGTGATCCCGTCAATTTTGTTTTCGCTGTTGGCGTATTGCGCCGTTACCATTTTTAGTTCGGCGGCCAAATTTCCTAAAGTACCGTCAATCTCTTTTGCGGCAATCTGGTATTGCGTAAAGGCTTTTCCCGCTTCACTTACTTGCGCGGTTTCTTTTGCAAGCTCTGAATTCAATTCGTTTATTTGCTTTTGTGTCGAGTTGAATTCCTGCCGCGCCCCTTCAAGCTGTTGTTTCAAAGAAACAGTTTCCTCGGAAAACTCCCCCGTTTCATGTGCGGCGCGGTTATACGCATTTGTTAGTTGCTCAATTTTCTTCCCCTGTTGCTCCTGAATTTGCGAAAGAATTTTACCGTTTTTTGTCAATGCCTCTGTTTTGTTAGAAGTAATCCCCATTTCAGAAGCCGCGGTTTTCAATTCCGCTCCAAGCACGGACAAATGACGGTCAATTTCGTTCACGGAATCAGAATAACTATTTCCTGTTTTTTTAGCCGCTTCAAGCTGTACCGATGTTTTACTTAACTCGTTTTGGGTTCTAACCATTTCGGCCTTTGCATTATTTAGGTTTGTTTGCATTTTTAAGAGCGCAGGATCATTTTTCTCCAATGCGCCCTGCATTTTCCCTAACGCGGCTTCTGCGGCGGCCACGGCCTTCTTTTGTTCTTCAAGCTGCTTATTCAAAACGCCTTGTTTCGCGGTCAAACCCTCAATACTTTTTTCGTTTCCCTCGAATTCAGCAGAAACGAGTTTCATTTCCGAACCAATTTCCCGAAGGGAAGCATTTATCCCTTTGCAGGCATCCCTATACTCCTTTTCGCCATCAACGACAATTTTTGTTCTAATTGCATCTTCCTTGCCTGCCATCGCCGCTCCCTCCTTCTTACAGTAAAATGGGCATAGAAAAACCCCCGCACAACTGTTTCCAGTTAATGCGGGGGCTTCTGCCCTTCGGTTGTTATTTAATTCGTGAACATTTTTTGCATTCTGTATAGCCTTGCATTAGGGCGTATTCCAAAGTTACATATTTAGGATTTTTCATGCCGGAACATTTTTCATCGCGGTGGTAACGCTTGCCGCCCTCTTCAATGTATACTTTATATGTTCCTGCAAAAGAAGTTTGTGCGGCTGTACTGTGCGGTAGACTGTGTGGAGTTTCGTGCTTTTCGGCTTGTGACGTAAAGTCTTTTTGGGGGCCAGAATATGAAATTCCGTTTTTTATCCCCGTCTTTTTTCTAAACCCGAAAACTCCCAGCACCACGGCAAGCGCAAGGCCGCAAACGCCGGAAGCAATGTCGCCTTCTGCGAAAAGGCTTATTGCCGCAATCAGGCAACACGCCGAACATACCAGCAACGTAATTTTGATTAGCTTTGATCTGTCCATAGTTTGAATAGCTCCTTTCGTGTTTTGTCTTTGGCAACAAGGCCGGAATGCGCCTGAATTCCAGCCTTTAACACAATTATAGCCGAAGCGCGTGTTAAAGTAAAGAACTATACTGATTTTTAACACAAAAGATTTTGCGCCTGCTATTCATAGCCCCATGAACACATCGTCAATATCTGCTTCTTTCTGTTCCTGCTTGAACCGATCCGGATTGAATTCCTTGTGAATGCGAAACAGCGTCAGGATTTTATACGGTGTCATTTTCCAAACGTCGGCTTCCGGCCAGCGTAGAAGCGTAACCCCGATATAAAGCAGGCGGGCAAGGTCAATTAAGCCTTGCCCGCCGCCGCGTTTTTTTCCTCTTCGCCGTCTTCGTCTTCTTCGTCTTCCACGGCGGGCGGCTCTGCCGTGCCGCTGTTGCCCATAGCGAAGGCGCGGAAAATCGCCGTGCGCACTTCGTCGAAGTTGCCCGTGTGGATCATGTGGCCTACCTGTTTTTCGGTCAACGGCTCTTCATCGTCCCCCGCGCCCTCATTCAGAAGCAGGGTAAGAAGCCACCGAAGATTTTTAATGCTTTCCTTGCCGGAAAGCACTTCGGCCAGCGTGTCAAAGCCGCCGAAGCGGTCTTGCATTTCGT